ATATATGAAGAACCACAAGAAAATAAATACTATGTTGCTGTTGTTGATACCTCAAGAGGTATAGGTGGAGACTACAGCGCATTTATAATAGTTGATATTACAGAGATGCCTTTTAAGGTTGTGGGTAAGTATAAGAACAACAAAATCTCACCCCTTTTATATCCTGATATAATATCAAAAGTGGCAAAGGATTTTAATGATGCATATGTTCTTGTTGAAACAAATGATATTGGACAACAGGTAGTAGATATCATTCACCAAGAACTTGAATATGAGAATATTTTTAGTACAGTACAAGAAAACAATAAACAGTATGTGTCTCCTGGTTTCGGAAAAAAATCAAACTTTGGTGTAAGGACATCAAAAGCAGTAAAGAGACAGGGATGTTTCGCATTAAAAGCCTTGGTAGAAGAGCAGAAATTACTTCTATTCGATGCTGATTGTATCTCAGAACTATCAACATTTATTGAAAAGAATGGAACATTTGTTGCTGATGAGGGTTATAATGATGACTTAGCAATGTGTTTAGTTCTTTTTTCTTGGTTGACAACTAATACGTTTTTCAAAGATTTAACGAATGTTGATATGAGAGATAACTTATATAATGCACAAATGAGAGCAATTGAAACCGATTTAACGCCATTTGGTATTATTGATGATGGAACAAAAGAAGAAGTTTTTGTTGAAGCAGGTGATGTTTGGATGTGGGCTGAAGAGAGAAAATCGGATTATTATAAATAATTTATAGGAAACACTTACATAATAACCGTAATTCAACATCGAGGAGAATACCATGGCTTTTCAGCTATCACAGGCGTTCTAGTAAGAGAACAAGACCTCACTAATGTGGTCCCTGCCGTTGCCACCACAATTGGTGGCATTGTCGGAGATTTCAGATGGGGTCCTGCTCACCAAATCATAAACATTGATTCTGAGAATAATCTTGTTGCTGTTTTTGGTAAGCCTTCCACATCAGTATTTCTAGACTTTATGACAGCATCTTCATTCTTAGCATATGGTTCAAATAACCTTATTGTTAGAGAAGTTGGTGAAGACGCAACAAACGCTGTGTCAGAAGGAACTGCAATTACTATCAAAAATAGAGATATGTATGACGCATCCTACGCAGACGAACAGGGTTCAGTAGGTCCTTGGGCAGCAAAATATCCAGGCGCACTAGGCAACTCTCTCAAGGTTTCAATGGCAGACCTTGGTACGTTCACAAACACCTCAGTTGCAAGTTTTACTGTGACTAATGGTGGCACAGGATACTCAGACGAACCAGTTGTAACTGTTGCTAACCCAGACACTGGTGTACTAGTTGCAAGGGGTGTTGCTACAGTTGTTGGTGGAGTAATTACCAGCATTGCAATTGCATATCCAGGTTATGGATATAACACTGCACCAACTGTAACAATTACAGACTCCACAGGTACTGGGGCAACAGCAACTACTACACTTTCAACCGCATGGGAATATGCGAATCAGTTTGATTCCGCTCCCTCAACAACTGCTTATGGTTCTGATGCAGGTTCTGCACTTGATGAAATGCACATTGTAGTTATTGATGAAGATGGTGCATTTACTGGCATTGCTGGTACTGTACTTGAAAAATATGCTGGTTTATCAAAAGCGGCAGACGCAAAAGACGATGTTAACCAGTCAAACTATTACAAGAATGTTATAAATTCTCGTTCAAAATACATCTGGTCAATGGACCACCCTACTGGTAAAAACTGGGGTACCAATGCAGTTGATACAGCACAGTTTTCATTGTTGAATGCTGATGATGATGTTTCAATATCACTTGTTGATGGTGCAGATGCAAGCCCTTCACCAGCCGATATTCAGGATGGATACTCACTGTTCGCAAACGATGAACTTATTGATGTATCACTTATCATGACCTCAGGTCATGAACTTGCAACGACCAAGTGGGTAATAGACAATGTTGCTGATGTAAGAAAAGACTGTCTAGTATTTGCTTCACCAGAAAGAGGTTCTGTTGTCAATAATGAGGGAAGTGAAGTTAATGATATTAAAGCAGACCTAGAAGAATTAACAAGAAGTTCTTATGCTGTAATGGATAGCGGATGGAAGTATCAATATGACAGATACAATGACCGCTATGTCTATGTTCCTCTCAATGGTGACATTGCTGGTACATGTGTTATTGCAGATGTAAATAATGACCCTTGGTTCTCTCCTGCTGGCTACAACAGAGGCACAATCAAGAATGCAGTTAAACTTTCTTTCTCACCCAAGAAGTCTGAGAGAGATGAACTTTACAAAGCTGGTATTAACCCTGTAGTTGGTTTCCCTGGCAACGGTATTGTTCTGTTTGGTGACAAGACATTGCTTGCTAAGCCGTCAGCATTTAACAGAATCAATGTTCGTAGATTGTTTATTGTTCTTGAAAAGGCAATTGCAACTGCGGCCAAGTATCAACTATTTGAATTTAACGATGCCTTTACACGAGCGCAATTCAGGTCACTAGTTGAACCCTTCTTGCGTGATGTACAAGGTCGCCGCGGTATCTATGATTTCCGTGTTGTGTGTGATGAATCAAACAACACAGCCGAAGTCATAGATGCTAATGAATTCAGAGCAGATATCTTTGTTAAGCCTGCTAAGTCAATCAACTTCATTACATTGACTTTCGTGGCTACAAGAACCGGTATCTCTTTTGAAGAACTTGGTGCCTAACCTAATAAATAAGAATATTCAGACAGGAGAAAATTCATGAATATTGAAGAATTTAAAGCGAGGCTAGGCGCAGGTGGAGCAAGACCAAACCAGTTTCGTGTGCGTCTTGCTTTCCCAAGTTATGTTGTAGGCGTTGACCCCTCTTATAGTTTGCTTGTTACTGGTGCGGCACTACCCGCATCTAACGTAAACCCAGCAATCATTCAGTACAGAGGTCGTGAGATTAAATTGGCAGGGGAAAGAATTTTTGACCCATGGACAATTACAATTGTCAACGATAGCAACTTCTCACTGCGCCGTCCATTTGAGCAATGGATGAATGGTTTGAATGATAGACAGACAAATGAAGGTGTACTTGCACCTCGTGACTATCAGTCAGACCTCATTGTTGAACATCTTGATAGAAATGATGAAGTATTATCTGGTGGTACTTACACACTCAGAAACGCCTTCCCTATCAACATGTCAGAAATTGCATTGCAGTATGCACAGAACGACATTTTTGAAGAATTTACGGTGACCTTTCAATATACACATTACGATGTAGATTAATCTGAACGCAGAGAAGATATTATGGAATTATTTGGATATGAAATAACAAGGAAGAAGGCGCCCAAGACAGAAAAGTCTTTTGTGGCGCCTGAAGCCGATGGTGCATTGGAATCTATCAATGCTGGTGGATATTACGGAACATACTTTGATGTTGAAGGTGTTGCTAGTACTGAAGCAGAGTTAATTAAAAGATATAGAGACATCTCTATGATGGCAGACGTTGACTCTGCTATTGAAGATATTGTAAATGACTCTATATCAAACATGGACGATGAAAAACCAGTTGAGATTGGACTTGACAAAGTAAAACTCTCTGCATCTGTTAAGAAAATTATTGCACAAGAATTTGACCAAGTCATTTCCTTGTTAGATTTTAATAATAGAGCGCAGGATTATTTTAGACGTTGGTATGTTGATGGTAGAATTTACTTTCATAAGGTAATTGATTCAGCCAAAACAAAAGATGGGTTAAAAGATATTAGATATATTGACCCACGAAAGATTAAAAAAGTTCGAGAAGTAAAGAAAGAAAAAGATGCTAACGGCGTACAGGTAATCAAAGATATTAATGAATATTTTGTATACGATGATAAGGGTATTACTCAGAAAGCTGGTAACTATAAGCCTGGAAATGTATCAGAAAAAGCAATTAAGATTTCAAAAGATGCTATTGTTTATTGTCCATCAGGCTTGGTAGACCAAGATAAGAATATTCCTTTATCATATTTGCACAAGGCAATTCGCCCGGCAAACCAATTAAGAATGATGGAGAATGCTGTAGTAATCTATCGTATTACAAGAGCACCAGAGAGAAGAATTTTTTATATTGATGTAGGTAATTTACCTACTGGTAAAGCAGAACAGTATCTTAAAGATATCATGGAAAGATATCGCAATAAGTTAGTGTATGATGCTGGTACTGGTGAAATCCGAGATGATAAAAAGTTTATGTCAATGCTTGAAGATTTTTGGCTCCCACGCAAAGAAGGTGGCAGAGGCACAGAGATTCAAACATTGCCAGGTGGACAGAACTTAGGTCAGATTGAAGACGTTGATTACTTTCAGCGTAAACTATATCAATCACTTAATGTTCCTGTTTCACGTTTAGAACAACAGTCCGGTCTTAATTTTGGTAGGTCGGCAGAGATTACAAGAGATGAACTTAAGTTTACTAAATTCATTTCTAAATTGCGTAGAAGGTTCTCAGGTCTATTTGATGACCTTCTGAAGCACCAGTTGATACTTAAGGGTGTTCTTACAGAACAAGACTGGGAAGAAATTAAAGATGATGTTCAATATGAGTTTGCAAGTGATGTTTATTACACAGAATCTAAAGAACAAGAAATTTTGAGAAGTAGAATTGAAGTTCTTAATGGTGTTGCTCCATTTATGGGACAACTCTTTAGTAAGAAGTATGTGCAGAAGAATATTTTACGGCTTTCCGATGATGAAATTGCTGAGATTGATGATGAGATTTCTGCTGTTCCGCCAGAAGAACACCTTGTAGGTGATGCGGCAGAGGCAGAAAGAGATAGACAACATCAAATTGCAATGCAACAACCCAATGAAGATGAGGTTTAACTATGACAGATGAAACAGTTGAAGTAACAGACACAGTATCACCATTGGATGCTGTTAGACAAATGATGGATAAGATGGCAACAGGAGACGTAGTTGGCGCCCAAGCAGACTTTCAAAGTGCAATTGGTGCTAGAGCAGACGCTCTTATTGCGGATAGGAAAGCAGAGATTGCTAGTGCTATATTTAATAATCCTGAAATGCAAAAGATGGGTCTTGAAGCTGAAGAACCTGAAGCAGAAGAACCTGAAACAGAAGAATAATAAGGGGTAACTATAATGGCTTTCGCTAGTTCGAATTTAAAGTTGACACAAGTCCATGGTGTTGTCAGATGTTCTGGCACAAATGGCGATTCTGGAACCATTGACTTGGATGTTGACCTGGCACTTTCTAGTGAAACACCAAGTTCACCTGTAGTTAATATCAAAAGACTTCACTGGTACTGCGACAAGAGTGCCTCAGTAACAGTTACCAGAAATGGTGTTGAAATCGTACACTTACACAACAGCGGTTATACTGACTGGTATGGTTTTGTAGATAACACAGAAAACGACCAAGATATTGTTGTCGAGTTTCTTAACGGCGATGGTGTATTAATCATCGAGGTCAACAAGGCTTCTGGTTTTGGTAACGAACAACATCGTGGCGCTGGAGGGCTAGACTAATGAAACTTATTAAAGAACTCAATGAAGACCTACAGTTTATTGTAGAAGAAAATGCAGAGACAGGCAAAAAGAGTTTGTATATCGAAGGTGTGTTTCTACAGTCCAACTTGAAAAACAGAAATGGTCGTGTTTATCCTAAAGAGATAATGCAAAAAGAAGTTGAGCGTTATATGAAGGAACAAGTTGATACCAAGAGAGCATATGGCGAACTTGGTCATCCAGAAGGTCCTAATATTAATCTTGACCGCGTATCACACATGATTACTTCTCTTAAAGAAGATGGTGATAACTGGGTAGGTAAAGCTAAAATTCTTGACACTCCTATGGGTAACATTGCATCAAGTCTAATTAAAGAAGGCGCTGGTCTTGGTGTTAGTTCTAGAGGTTTAGGTTCACTAAAAGAAAAGAACGGTATTAATGAAGTACAAGATGATTTCATGCTTGCTACCGCGGCGGACATTGTTGCTGACCCATCTGCTCCAGATGCATATGTACAAGGTATAATGGAGAATAGAGAGTGGGTTTTTGTAAAAGGTGTTTGGGAAGAACGAGAGATAGAACACGCCAAATCTATTATTAAGACTGCTTCTCGTGGTGAACTGGAAGAAGCAAAGATTCAGGCGTTTACCTCATTCATGAATAGGCTCTCTAAAATTTAATTTTGTATAAATAATTATCAGAAACAAAAAATCTCAAAAGGAGAATAAGATGGGCGTTGAAAGCAAAATCAGAGAACTACTTGTTAAGGGCCGTGAAGTGGAAGAAGCCCTTAATGAAGAAGTTCAAGAACTAGACGAAAAGGCTGGTCTGCCTAACTCTAAAGACCAAGGCGACAAGACTCCTCCTACACAGGGTAGTTCAAATGCTAACCCAGAGAAGGAAGACCTTAGTGGTTCAGATGACAAGGGTGGACTTACCTCTCCTGTAGGCAAACCCGCTTCTGCTAAAGCAAGCAAAGACAACACACTGCCTTCTGGTCAGGGTGCTGGCGATGCTCCTAACTACTCAACAACTGATGACCCTAAGAGCGTTGTAAATCAAGGTTCTTCTAAGGGCAATGTTGCTAAGGAAGAAGTTGAGTCTGAAGATGAAGAACTTGAAACTGTTTCCGAAGAAGAAACAGAAGAGTTTGAAGTTGTTTCTGAAGAAGAAGTGGAAGAAGTAGAAGAAAAAGAAGAGCATCTTCATGAAGCCGACCTTACTGGTCTCTTTGAGTCAGAAGAGAACCTTACATAAGATTTGAAAGTAAAGGCTGCCGAAATCTTTGAAGCAATGGTTGTTGCCAGAGTTTCAAATGAAATGGATTCTGTCCGTGCAGACCTGGAAGAAGAATTTACAATTCAGCAAGAAACATTCAAAGAAGAGATGGTCGAAAAGATTGATTCTTTCCTTTCATACGTTGCTGAAAATTGGATGAAAGAAAACGAACTTGCTATTGAGCGTGGTCTTCGTACAGAAATTACTGAAGACTTTATTGCTGGTATGAAAACACTTTTTGCCGAACACTATATTGAAGTTCCAGAAGAAAAATACGATGTACTAGGCGAAATGCAGGACAAAATTGATGCTTTGGAAACAAAACTCAATGAGTCTATTGAAGAAAAGATTGGCATCACCAATGAAAAGAACGCACTTCAAAGACAAGCAGTAGTTACTGAGGCTTGTGCTGACTTGACTGTTACTGAAGCAGAAAAGTTTGCTAAACTTGTAGAAGACGTTGAGTTCGGTGATGTTGAGGTTTTCTCTGAAAAGGTTTCTGTTATTAAGGAAAACTATTTCCCAAAACAGAAAACTGTTTCTGAAGACAAGCTGGAAGATACTGTAGATAGCAAGTACATTGCAGAAAACAGCCACATCAGCAAGTATGCTCAGGCAATCTCTAACTCTGTTAAGTTTTAAAAACTCTGAAAATATAAATAATATTACATAACCCCTAAAAGGAGAAACACAAATGTATCTTTCTGAACAAATTCAAGAGAAATGGGCTCCAGTGCTTGACCATGACGCTCTTGGCCAAATCGCGGACCCCTACAAGAAAGC